CACAATCCAGCTTCAAAATACGGGCAAAACCATTACCTATGCTCAAATCAACATTGGCATTGGTCGTACCCAATCTGCAATTTATACGGTCCCAAATGGCTTCACTTTTTATTTGAATCGTAGCCAAGGTTGGTCGAACATGGTTTATACCAGCGGTTCGTATGGTACTTACCGCACTTGGACAATTAACTCTGCTGGGGTTAACTCTCTGGTTACGCAACGCCCATTTGTTGCTAACTTTGTTAGCGAACGTTTGTATCCAAATGCATACGCTCAAAAAACTGATATTCAGTGGCAAATGTCGGCAACGGGTTCAGCATATGCTGCTGGCTTTGTTGTTGAAGGTGTATTGGTATCGAACGACGGCACTATCTTCTAAGGATAGACCATGATAACGAGCGGCACTTATAATTTCAATCCGTCGCTTGGCGAGATCGTTCTCAATGCGTATGCCCGTTGTGGCATCCGCAGAACGGCTCTTGTCCAAGAACATATGCAAGATGCCCGCTTTGAAACCAACCTTATGCTGGCTTCATGGGCCAACCAAGGTGTTAACTTGTGGGAAGTTGATCTGGTTACTGTACCATTGATACAGGGCCAGACAACATATGCTGTTGATGCAAAGACCGTGATGATATTGGATGCTTACATTCAGTATAATGGCGGCACTACTTCTCAGTTTGATCGCGTTATTATGCCTATTTCGCGCACGGAATATGCCCAGACACCTAATAAAAATTTAGAAGCACCGCCAACGGCCTTTTGGTTTGACCGTTTGATCAATCCTACGATCACTTTGTGGCCTGTTCCAGATCAAACTGGTGTCTATTCGCTTCAATATTACCGCGTTCATCAAATTCAAGATGCTGAATTGACAGACGCGCAAACCGTTGACATTCCATACCGTTGGTTAGATGCGATGTGTGCTGGCTTGGCAGCTAGGGTTGGGGCTATTTACGCTCCTGAACGCCTTCAAATGCTGGAAGCAAAAGCTGATCAAGCCTACACTGTGGCGGCTACCCAAGATACGGAAAATGTCCCGTTGTATATCATGCCCGGCCTGTCCGGGTATTTCAGGACATCCTAATCATGGCGTTCCGCCCGCATGGTCGTGCATATGCTAACCCAAGTTCACCATCGGCTTGGGGCCGCTGTGACAGGTGCGGGTTTATCTATAACCATCGCAGTTTGCAGTTTCAGTTTGATTACCGTGGCCCACGGTTAACCAACCTCCGGTTTCTGGTCTGCCAGACATGCTACGATAAGCCTCAGGCTCAATTGAAGCCTATTATGGTGTCGCAAGACCCATTACCGATTATCAATGCGCGTCCTGAAGATTATGCTTACGCCAATAGCGGCACTTTGTCTGAACCGGGCTTTACGATTAACACCCAAACAGGCATCCCGGTTCCAAATGACAATGAAATTGTAACGGAAGACGGTATCAACATTACGGATCAACCATTAGGCAAGCCAGCCGATCTGGACCCGAATGCGATTATGCCGTTATTTGGAACCCAAGCATATGACGTATTGCTTCCAGTGCTGTCCATTACCGCCAATGGTACAAATACAGTTTATGTAACGACATCATCGCCACACAATCTTGCTGACAATGCTCAAATTTCTGTAGCTGGCATTACAAACAATGATGCGATGGGTTTTTATAATGCGACTGTAATATCAGCTACTGTTTTCACTTATAATGCTCCAAAAGACATACCTTCTGGTGGACTTTTGGGGCCTAATACACGTATAGTAACAGCGTTGGTTGGTATTCCACCGCAATACACACAAATTCCACAGGTAGGTGCGTAATGGCAAATATTCCAATAACCAATTTACCACCAACCACAGCGGCTCAAGCCAGCAGCCAAGTTCCTGCGGTGCAAGCGGGTACTACTGTTTATCTGACCGTAGACCAGATTGCGCAATACACGCAAACGACGTACCCAATCACGGGTATTACTTCTATTACCGCTCAGTCTCCGTTATCTGGCGGCACAATTACGTCGTCTGGCACGATTGGTTTAACGACCAGCAGCATTACTAATTCGTATTTATCAACGATGGCATCTAACACCATCAAAGGCAACAATACGGGTTCTGCCGCCAACCCAACGGATTTGACGGTTGCTCAAACAATGACGATGCTTGGGGCGGCTCCTTTGGCTTCTCCAGCATTTACAGGCGTACCCACTGCCCCTACGCCTTTAACAAGTGATGCAAGCACTACTCTTGCGACAACACAATTTGTTAAATCGCAAGGTTATGGAACTGGCTCCGTTACATCCATTACGGCTGGCACTGGTTTGTCTGGCGGGACAATTACGACAACCGGAACAATAGCGATTGCTAATACAGGTGTAACGGCGCAATATTATGGTTCTGCTTCGGTCGTTCCGGTTATTACGGTTAACGCCCAAGGCCAAATTACCTCGGCTTCAAACGCTACCATCTCCATCACACCAAGCCAAGTAACCGGTCTTGGTACTATGGCTACGCAAAATGCCAGTTCCGTTGCGATTACCGGCGGCGCAATTGACCAAACAACAATTGGCGCGACCACGCCTATAACCGGCAAATTTACGGCCCTTACGGCTACGGGTAATTCAAACTTTGCAACAATTGCGTCGGGGACATGGAACGGAACGTTTATTTCCGTGAACTATGGCGGGACAGGTTCAAGTTCGGCATCTGGTGCGCGGACAAACTTGGGCGCTGCGGCATCTGGTGCGAACAGTGATATTACCAGTCTTTCCGGCTTAACAACGCCATTATCGGAAATCCAAGGCGGTACAGGGTATAGTTCGTATACTACGGGCGACATTTTATATGCTTCGTCATCTACTACCTTGGCCCGTCTTAATGATGTCGCTACTGGCAATGCTCTTATTTCTGGCGGCGTGGGGCTTGCTCCTTCTTGGGGCAAAATTGGTCTTACATCACACGTCAGCGGTACTCTTCCGGTTGCAAATGGTGGCACAGGCGCAATAACTCTTACGGGTTATCTTGTAGGGAATGGAACTGGCGCTTTCACCGCCGTTTCGACTATCCCAAATGCCGGTCTTACCAACTCTGCCATTACTATTGGTTCGACGTCAATTTCGCTTGGTAGTTCATCAAGCACTCTGGCGGGGTTGACCACCGTTACGGTAACCCAAGACCCGACGTCTGCTTTACAACTTTCGACTAAGCAGTATGTGGACAATACCGTTTCAACGGTTGCCAACACGACATACCATACCGCTGCTGGTTATGCGACGACCGCCGATCTTGGCACGGTAACGTATAATAACGGTACTGGCGGTGTCGGCGCTACGTTGACAAACGCCGGTACTCAGGCTGCCTTAACCATTGATGGCTATACCTTTACGGGTACGGACGTTTCCAATGCTACCCGTGTTTTGGTTAAAAACGAAACATCTGCTGCTTACAATGGTATTTACGTCGTAACGAATCAGGGTTCGGGTTCAACGAACTGGGTGCTTACCCGATCAACTGACTTCAATGCCACTGGGTCTGGCCCTAATTACATTGAAACGGGCGCTGCTGCATATGTCAATAATGGTACGACGAATGGTGCAACGTCATGGACAATGACGACCACGGGAACCATTACGGTTGGTTCTACGGCATTAATTTGGTCGCAGATTTCATCTTCTGGCAATATTCAGGTTTCTTCTCCTATTACCAAAACGGGTAATACGATTGGCCTTGGAACAGTTGGCGTCGCAAACGGTGGAACTGGTTTAACGACATTGACGGCTTATGGCCTTTTGTATGCCGCCAGTACATCTTCTGTTGGACAAATTTCGCCCTCCACAACGGGGTACGCCCTTCTTTCAACCGGCGCATCGTCTGCTCCGGCGTTTGGTCAAGTTTCTTTGACTGCTGGCGTCACTGGTACGCTTCCGGTGGCCAATGGCGGCACTGGTACAGCAACCGCGTTTACCACCGGTTCAATGGTATTTGCGGGGGCGTCGGGTACATATACGCAAAACAACAGCAAGCTATTCTGGGATAATACGAACTTCCGCCTTGGTTTAAACACCGCTTCGCCAAATTCTACGTTAACGGTAGTATCTAATAGCCAATCGACTACGCCACCATCAAATTCGACCCTCCCAGCAGGTACAGATTTGTACATTATGGGTGCAAACTCGTCGAATACCCGTATTACCCAAGATGCTTACGGCACGGGTTCTTATGGTGTTTATACCGCACGTTCTGCTCGTGGGTCTGCGGCTGCTCCAACCGCGTCGCAAGCTGGCGATATCTTATCGCAGTTTACTGGCCGTGGTTATGGCGCAACTGGCTTCGCGACTATTTCAAACGGTTATTTTGCTATTTCTGCTGCTGAAAACTTTACCGATACGGCGCAGGGCGCTTATGCATCGGTATTCACCTCGGCAACGGGCAATAACTCACCAACAGAAGCATTCCGCTTTGGTCCAGCAGGTCAATTGGGTATTGGTGGCGCTACTTATGGCACGTCAGGTCAGTTCTTCCTTTCTGGTGGCGCATCTGCCGCTCCAACATGGACCACCGTAACGCTTGCTACCCTCGGCGGCGTTGTTCCTGTGGCTTCTGGCGGCACAAACCTTACTTCGTATACAACTGGTGACATTCTTTACGCATCTGCTTCCACAACGATTGCATCACTTGCAGACGTTGCTACGGGGTCTGTGTTGGTATCGGGCGGTGTTGGTGTAGCACCATCATACTCGTCCTCTCCTACGCTTACGACCTCATTAACGACCCCACTTCACATTGGCGGTACGACCGCATCGTCCACGCTGACATTGGAATCCACGTCTGGCGCGGGTACGACTGACGCAATCCTGTTTAAGACGGGTAGCCAATCGGAACGTATGCGTATTGATACGTCGGGGAATGTGGGTATTGGGACGAGTTCGCCTTCCTATAAGTTAGATGTAAACGGTTCTTTCAGACAGCAGAATGCATTTGCTTATTTAGGCAATTATAACGCCGGAGCAACTTACCCTACACAAAATTTATCGTTGGGCATTAGCAATAATTTTTCTGCTGGATTCGGCGAAATTAACATTTGGAATACTGTCAATCCATCAACAAATGCCACCACTGGCATACGTTTTATGCAACAGACGGGTGCGTCGTCCTACACTGACATCATGTGGCTTAATAATTCCGGCACTGTCGGTATCGGAGCAATTGCCGGAGCGTCTTCCTATGGAAAATTAACTATAGGCAATGGACAAGCCGATGGGGCGCAAACAGTCCAAAATGCTGGCCTTATGTTCTATAATACTGGAAACTGGGCGCAAGCAGGTATATGGCCGATTGGTGGGTCGGGTTTTGCTGGTTCTCTTGCATTTGGTACGGTTCCATCAGGAAGTGGTGTAAATACTGTTACAGAACGTATGCGTATCGACTCCTCCGGCAACGTAGGTATTGGGACAAGTTCTCCTACTCAGAAATTACAAGTTTCTGGAACAAGTCTCATAGGGTATTTCCAAAGTACAACCGCAGACTGTTTTATCCGTATTGATGAAACGGGTGGGTCAAATAACATTTTGGGCGGCACAAATGGTGTCGGTTATGTAGGAACATCAACCAATTATCCTTTCACCATTCGTACCAACAACACAGAACGCGCCCGTATAGACACCTCCGGCAACGTCAGCATCGGCCCATCTGGAACGTCAACTGGCGTCAATCTGCTTACCAATGCCCAAATTACTGGTGCAACATCGGCATTTGCAAATTTGAACAATGGTGTTGTCCAGTCTGGCGTTACAACTCAATCAGTCAGTTATTATTCTAATATAACATCTGCCGCTGCATCTTTTACTACAAACAGTTCAATTCATTTTTATGCCAACCCAGCAACGGGTGGGTCGGGATCGATAATTTCTAACCAATATGGATTTTTTTCTGAAAACACCGTTGGTACACAAGGCGCAGCTACGGTTACCAATGCCTATGGTTTTTACGGCAACCTTGCCTCAGGAACCAACCGCTGGAACCTGTACATGGCTGGCACTGCCAACAACTATATGGCTGGTGCGCTTGGCGTAGGCACGACCACGGTTGGCGTTGCGGGTTCGATCAATGCCATTGGAGCAATCACGTTCCAAACAACCACGAATAACCAGTCCTACACGACCACGGGCGCAGGCACGATCACGATCTCGTCGGGTACGACGGGTTCGATTAATAATATGTCCATTGGCGCAACCACAGCCTCCACGGGTGCGTTCACAACGCTTTCCGCATCCAGCACGGTATCTGGTACGGGTTTCAGCACCTATCTTGCCTCACCTCCTGCTATCGGCGGCACAACTGCGGCTGCGGGTTCATTTACTACGTTATCGGCATCCAGTACCGTATCAGGAACTGGGTTTAGCACATACTTAGCTTCTCCTCCTGCAATCGGCGGGACTACTGCGGCGGCTGGCACGTTCACGACTCTTGGCGGTACAACAATCACCGCCTCAACCCAATTCACTGGTCCGGGTACTGGGTTAACTGGAACAGCCGCATCTCTCAGCATTGGTGGCAACGCTGCTAACGTGACGGGAACAGTTGCGGTAGCGAACGGCGGAACCGGAGCTAACACTCTTACGGCTAATAACGTTATCTTAGGCAATGGAACAAGTGCGGTACAGTTTGTCGCTCCCGGAACCTCCGGTAACATTTTGACGTCCAACGGTACAACGTGGACTTCTGCGGCTGCATCTTCTGGTTCTGGCCGTCTTATTCGCGCTCCGCAAGTTTTAACAAGCGGAACATCTTACACTACGCCAGCAGGGTGCAATACCATCTACATTGAAATGGTTGGTGGGGGTCAAAGTGGTGCTGGTACCTCTTCCGGTACTGGTTTCGGCGGTGGTGCAGGTGGATTTGTTACCAAGTATTTTGCGGTAACTCCTAGCACGGCATACACTTATGCGGTTGGAGCAGGTGGGGCTAGTGCTGGATCAGCTTCTCAAAATAGTGGTGGTAATACAACTTTCACCGTTGGAGCTACTACTGTGAAAGCGGCTGGCAGTGGTAGTGGGTCGAATGCAAATGGTGATTTTAGTACAACAGGCGGTAGCGGTTTTCCTGCGAGTACTGTTCCAGGTGGGGGTGGGTGTTCTTATTTTGGTGGTCAGACTGCATATGGGTCTGGCGGTGTGGGTGGCAATAGTGGCAATAGTGGTGCTGGATCCGCCGGTGTTATTATTGTTTGGGAGTACACGTAATGTTTGGAGGTCCAATGATGATGGCCCCAGTAAATGGGAATCCGCAGACTTGCGCTCTTGTTCAAAATAGCAATGAGACGGTCGTAAATATGATTGTTGCTGATCCTGCTGTTGATCCAGCACCGGAAGGATACACCATTGTTGGTTTGCCAGAAGGTTCTCCCGTAACATTTGGATGGATTTATAATCCCACCGATGGAACTTTCACCGATCCAAATCCACCCAAAACCATAACTGAGTAATTATATTATGGATTATCAATCAACCATTAATCTGGCGGCGGGTGTAGCGATTGCAGTCGTTGGGTGGCTTGCCCGCGAACTATGGGGCGCTGTGAAAGAACTTCGGCGCGACATAAGTAGCATGCAAGCTAATCTGCCGAAAGAATATGTCTTAAAAGTGGATTTGGACAAACGAATGGCGCATATTGAAGATATGTTCCAGCGGATTTACGACAAACTTGACGGGAAGGCGGATAAGTAATGACCACCACCACAAACAATCTTGCTTTAACAGAGCCAAGTAATGGAGCGTATGTTAATACGTGGGATGTGCCTGTTAATAATAATACGACAATTTTAGACCAAATATTTGGCAATACGACCAGCGTTTCCGTAAATACCAGTACAACGCCATCATTTACAGTTATCCCCGCCCCAAGTACGACGGCGGCTGGCGGCACTTCGCAAGCGATGCGTTTTCTATTGCAAGGGGCATTGGCTGCCAACCAGACCGTTTTGTTGCCTCAATACAATAGCAGCAACGTTGCTGGTATGTGGATTGTAACCAATGCGACAAGTGGCACATATACAGTTACAATTGGTATGTCGAATACGGGTGGAACTGCTGCTATTGGTAACACGATCACTGTTCCTCAAAACTTTAATACTTTGATTTATAGCGACGGTTCGACGGGCGTATATAAGGCAGATGATGGTCTTGTTCAGTTTCCAATCCCTGTCACCCTTGGCGGTACAGGCTTGGCAACACTTACAGCGAACAACGTCATGCTGGGCAATGGAACTAGCCCGCCAAACTTTGTCCCACCAACAACAGGCGGAAATGTTTTAACTGCTGCATTAACGCCTATTTCCGTATTTTTTGGCGGTATCTCTGGTACAACATTGACGGTTTCGGCAGTTTCCAGCGGGACAATTGCAATTGGTCAGGTTGTCACTGGGACAGGCGTCACTGCGGGGACAACTATTACAAGTGGTTCTGGCACAAGTTGGCAAGTGTCGCCTTCACAAACGGTATCCGGCGGGACAGCGCTAACAGGCAATGTGCTATCTTGGGTATCAGCGGCTTTATCATCTTCTGGCCGTTTTATCAGCCAAACCACGATTACAAGCACCAGCACTACAACTTTTACAACCGCATCAAATTGCAACACAATTTATGTTGAAATGCTCGGTGGCGGTGGTGGCGGTGGTGGCGCAACATATACTTCTTCTATCAATGTAAATGGAGGTGGTGGTGGCGGTGGTGGCGGAGGTTATTTAACACAGACCATTTCTGTTTCCCCATCTACTGCCTATACAATTGCCGTTGGTGCGGCTGGAATAGCTGGGAGCGCCGGGTTCAATAACGGAAATGCTGGCGGCAACACTACAATAACAGTAGGGGCTACGACTTACACTGCTGGCGGTGGCGGCGGTGGTGGTGCTGGTAACGGCACAACAAATGGAACGGCTGGGTCTGCGGGAACAACGACCAATGGCGCGACGTTAAGTTTTTCGGGTCTTTCAGGCGGAACTGGCACATTTGGTAGTTCGGGTGTAGCCGGTAGTGGTGGGCAGCCAAATTATATTAATTTGCCCGGCAATGGCGTCGGACAAACGAGCGGACCAGGCCCTTCGGCCACATTATATGGGTGCGGTGGGGCCGGTGGAAGAACATATTCTGGCACAACTTCTGTCGCTGGCGGTGCTGGTTCACAAGGTTACATTCGGATCACGCAGTACACATGATGCAGTTTACATGGACTTTTCCCCAATTCATTGTTGACCCAAATGCTGGTGATTTACCAAATGTGGTAACCGCCATAAATTGGGTTTGCACTGGAACAGATGGCTATGTAACTTCCTCAAATTCTGGTACAGTGAAACTTGGAACGCCAAACCCAGCGGAATTTACTCCGTACAACCAAATTACGCAGGATATGGCGTTTCAATGGGTATCACAATCGATTAGCACAACAGGGGTTGAGGCAGCGATAGCGGCGCAGATAGCACAAATATCAAAACCGCAAATTCAGCCTCAAAAACCGCCATTTTAAGAGGGAAATATGGATAATCTTGAACTTGATCTTAAACTCACCGTCGCTCACATCAATACGGTATTGAAGCATCTTGCTGCGGGCGCATATGCCGAAGTAGCGGACTTGATTGCTCTTCTCCACGGGCAAGCAAAGCCACAAATTGAAGCTGCGGCTTCTGCGGCCCCTGCTGCGCCTGTCGCCGTTGAAACACCAGCGGAACAGCAGCCAGCCGAATAAGGATGAGAAGTCGTGGATTATAACAGTTACGTTCAGCAAATCGCTACGTTGGCAGTTGTTCCCACGACTGACGCCAATTTCCAGATCATTTTGCCTCAGGCAATTAACTATGCACAATTGCGGATGCAACGTGATCTGGATTTCCTGTCTACTCAGGTTTTTGATAGCACCTCATACCAGACGCCTACAACAGGTAACCTTTTAACCATACCTACCGCAGCCTTTATCACGCTGCAAACGATTCAGGTGACCGTAAATGGCGTTTCATATCCATTGGCCCCAGTCGCCAAAGAGTACATCCAGTCGGTATTCAACAGTTCAGCCAGTGCTGGTATTCCATCCGTATTCGCTGTTTATGGCGGTGATACGCCCACGACTGGCAACACAAGCCAGTATATTCTCCTTGGGCCGTATCCTAACGCAGCTTATCCATTAACGTTGACGGGAACGGTTCATTCGGCTCCACTTTCTGCGTCAAATACAAATACCTTTATTTCTACTTATCTTCCAGATTTGTTTATCTGCGCCAGCATGGTTTACATTTCCGGATATCAAAGAAACTTTTCTTCGACAGGCGCTGATCAACAAATGCCAGTCAACTGGGAACAACAATACGAGCAGTTGTTGAAAGGCGCGATGGTGGAGGAGGTGAGAAAGAAATTTCAATCCGTTGCGTGGGGTTCCCAATCCCCTTCTCCATTGGCAACTCCTCCAAGAGGATAAAAAATGTTTTATGTTTATGAACATTGGAGACCAGACACAAATATGCCTTTTTATGTTGGGAAGGGGCAAAAAAAACGTGCATATGATTTAAAAAGAAGAAAAAAACATCATCTTAATATTCAAAATAAATTAAAGTTTTTGGGCCTTGATGTAGAAATAAGAATAATTGAAGAAAATTTGTCGGAAATTGCTGCATTCAGATTGGAGCAATCCAGAATATCCATGTGGCGACATATAGGGTATAAATTGACAAATTTAACAAATGGGGGAGATGGCATCCAAGGATTTAAACATTCTGATCAAACGCGTAAAAAAATGTCAGAATCTGCCTTATTGGCCAATACTCCAGAAGTTCGTTTAAAAAAAAGCAAATCCATGCTTGGTTTGCAAAAAACAGAAGAACACAAAAGAAAGCTATCACTTGCTAATTATGGCAATAAAAATGCCTCTGGGAAAAGAGCGCCAGATTTCGGAAAAAAAATAAGTGCAGCGTTGAAAGGTAAAAAATTAACAACCGAACATATAGCCAATCGCACTGCGTCTTTAAGGCGCAACAATGCGCTTAGAAGGGCTGTATAAATGGCTCATAGCACTTTACGTTTAATTCCCGGCGTAGATGTAATCAAAACGCCAACCTTAAATGAGGCGGCCCTTTCGTCGTCTAATCTTATCCGGTTTATGCCAGATAGGAACCAAATGGGGTTGCCTCAGAAACTTGGCGGGTGGGTAGCTTACCGCAATGTTCCCTATTCTGCGCCTGTCAGGGCTTTAAAGGGTTGGGCCGATCTTAACGCCATTAACCATCTTGCTGTCGGCTGCACAACATCGCTTAACGTCCTTACAAACGGAAGCAATTCTGTTATTACGCCGCAGACAACGGTTACCAATTCTTCGCCTAATTTTTCGACAACAAGCGGAAGTTATACCGTTTCGGTAATTGATTCGAACATAAGTGCATCAAACTTAGATTATGTTTACTATGTAACTCCGGTGTCTGTTGGCGGCCTTATTCTGACGGGTTCTTATCAAATTTTAACTGCGTCAGGGACATCGTATACGATTTCAGCATCTACTCCTGCCACCGCAACTGTTAGCAATGCTGGGGCATCATATACGTTTACGACGGCCAATGGATCATCGATTGTCACCGCATATTTAGCAAATAATACGTATAATCCGGGAAGTGAATTTTACATTGGTGTATCTACATCAATTGGTGGAATAACCCTCTTTGGCCTTTACACGGTTATTGATACCCCGGCCACACTTGGAAGTTTGACTTCCGGGCAATTTACTTTTGCCCCAACCAATACGGCAACTTCAACTGCCGGTCCAACGGCTATCAACAGCGGCAATATCAATTCTGAATTTTTTATTGCTGTTGGCCCAAGCCAAGTTGGAACGGGTTTCGGCGTTGGTGCGTTTGGCTCAGGAGGATTCGGCTCCGGTGTCACGCAACCTTCTGTTCCGGGTACTCCTATTACCGCGACAGATTGGACTTTGGATAATTTTGGGCAAAACTTGATTGCTTGCCCTGTCGGTGGTGCAGTTTATTCATGGACGCCGAATACCCAAATTCAAAATGCACAACTTGTAAGTGGCTCTGCTCCGCTGGTTAACGATGGCATTTTTGTAGCTATGCCAGAACGGCAGGTTATCGCATGGGGTTCGTCCTTTACCCTGCAACAAGACCCTCTTTTGATTCGCTGGTCTGACATCGCGGATAGTACGACATGGATTGCTACCGCCACCAATCAGGCGGGTTCTTATCGCATCGCATCCGGCTCCAAAATTGTTACGTGTATACAAGGCCCACAACAGGGGTTGATTTGGACCGACTTAGACCTTTGGGCAATGCAATATGTTGGCTCTCCATTGGTTTATGGGTTCAACAAAATTGGGTCCAATTGCGGTGCGATTTCCCGTAAATGTGTTGGACAGTTGAATAATGCCATTTTCTGGATGTCCCAGAAGCAGTTTTTTATGAATGCTGGTAATGGCCCGCAAGCCTTAGCATGCCCAGTTTGGGATGTTATTTTCCAAAACTTGAACACGGGAGTCGGTTCAAATGGGATTCCGTATACCCAAAATATCAGATGTGCTGTCAATTCTCAGTTTAATGAAATCACTTGGTACTACCCTTCTGTCAACAGCAGCACAGGCGAAAACGACAGTTATGTCAAATTTAACGCTGCTATCCAGCAGTGGGATTTTGGTTCTCTTGGGCGTAGTGCTTGGATTGACCAATCTGTTCTTGGCCCTCCTATCGGCGCTGGTATTGACAATTATTTATATCAGCATGAAATAGGATACGATGCCGCTTCCGGCACGACGACATTGCCAATGTTTTCGTCCATGCAGACTGGTTTTTTCAGTGTGGCGGAAGGCGATAACATCATGTTTATCGACCAAATTTGGCCTGACATGAAATGGGGAACGTATAGTGGCAACCAAAATGCCACCGTTTACATCACCATTTATTGGACAAATTATGCAACTGATGCCCCTGTAACAACGGGTTTATACTCTGGCTATCCAAGCAACTCCGTATTTTCTGCTACTTTTCCAATGACGCAGTCTACTGAGTATATCTCATGCCGCATCAGGGCGCGTTTGGTGGCGATCAATATTTCGTCCCAAGATACGGGTACGTTCTGGCGGTTAGGTGGCATCAGGTATCGCGCAGCACCGGACGGGAAATACTAATGGTAACGTCTCAACCCTTCGTTTATTTGCAAAATAGGAGGCTGTCATCGCATCCCTAGACGATATCCTCAGCGTTCAACGCAACGGTGTTCAAAGTATCAGTAGCGTTAACAATACAACGCTTAATCTTGCTGGTGCTGCAAATAGCAGTGAAATAGCTGCTACAACTTATTTGAAAACCAATCTTGGTTGGGTTGCAAAGATTTCTGTCATTGTGGCGGGGTCAACGACCGGAATGGTCTATGATGCCAACAGTGTTGCGGGGGCAGTCAACGGGAATAGGCTATACGTTATTGCAAATACTGTTGGGATTCAAACTGTCATGATGCCCGTGAAGAACGGCATTGTTATAGTTCCCGGATCAGGCATGATAGTAGCTGTATCTTATAGTTAAACAGGACTATCAAAAAACAAGATTTTATTGTATTTCTAAAAAACATCGGAGGCAGCTATGTCAAACCAGT